AGCGAAGGTAGTTGCACACGCTCAAGAAGATATCGACGATTCATTCCCTTTTTAATTAGAACAGACTAAAAACAGAAACGCCTACATTAGATGAAATATAAAGAGAGGCCGGTAGTAGTTTATTTTGAGAGCGTAAACAACATCAAGGTTTACAAGACCGTAAAGAGCGCGATGGCGGAAACGAGCGAATACAACTATCAACAATTGGCCAAGCGATTGAGAGAAACAAAGATAGTACCAGTCGATAACGGATTCCTCAAGATGGTAGAAGTGTTATGAAACCAAAGAAGTGTAAGATCTGCAAGAATACCTTCACTCCAAAATACACCACAACGCAAATGGTATGCAGTCCGATCTGCGCGATGGCGTACACTAAGCAACAAGAAAAGAAGCGGTGGAATAAGGAGAAGAAGGAACGCAGAGATGCACTCAAGACGCAGTCCGATTGGCTGAAGGAGGTACAAACCCAATTCAATCGTTACATCAGGCTACGCGATAAGAATAAGCCTTGCATCAGTTGCGGAAAGCCATTAGTGGGCAAGTACGATGCAGGGCATTATTATTCAGTAGGTAGCACTCCGGAGTTAAGATTCGATGCGGATAACGTTCACGGACAATGCGTAGCATGTAATCAGCACCTGCACGGCAATTTAATCGAGTACACCGAACGTTTACCACTTCGCATAGGGGATAAGAGGTTCGAGCAGTTAAAGTCCAGGAGAGGCAAAATAAAGAAGTATTCCATCGAGGAACTCAAAGAGATGAAGGCCAAGTACCGAAGGCTGGGTAACGCAATGCAAAAAAAGTCCGAGATTTAACTAATATATTAAAACAATTCACTAAATTTAGATTATGAAATACGAAGAACAAGACGATCACACCGAGAAGTTAGTACGCATATTCCTTGCATTCCTTAGTATGTTTGGGGTGGGTTTATTCCTATTGATATGGGTGGTAACCGATAACGGAGTTGGGTTTTTAACGGCCACATTACTCACCTTAGCGCAAATCTGCTCGATCGTGGTAGCAGTTATTGCAGGGTTGGGTTTATACTACAACCTAAAAAATAACGGAGATGCCAATTCCTAAACCCGGACCAGAGGAAACCGAGCGCGAGTTCATCAGCCGATGCTACTCCGATCCATTGATGGAGGAGGAATATCCAATCGGAAGCCAACGGTTAGCTGTTTGCTACGCTCAATGGAAAGGAATCACGGAGAAAGAAGAAACCTACGCAGACTACCCTAAAAGCGCATCAGACGAAGCGAAGAAGGCCATCAGACATCGGGAGGAGAACGGAAGCAACTGCGGCACTCCAGTTGGATGGGCACGAGCACGTCAGTTGGCAAACCGTGAGCCATTATCAGTCCGAACCATCAAGAGAACGTATTCCTTTTTAAGCAGAGCGTCGGTTTACGATACGGGAAGCCTTACCGACGAAGATGGTAAAGAGGTATGCGGTTCAGTAATGTACGCAGCTTGGGGAGGCGATCCAATGCTAAGATGGTGCGAACGTAAACTATCGAGCATCGATGAGTAACATCGAATTGATACACGGAGATTGCATGGAGGGTATGAAGCAATACCCAAATAACTATTTTGATGTAGCAATAGTTGATCCACCTTACGGATTGGGTAAAAGGACTACCGATGGAGGAAGTGCAAAAAACACTCAAACAAAATTCATGCAAGACATACGTCGTACCAATTGGGATGATAGCACTCCAACAAATGAATACTTTGAGGAATTAAAAAGAGTTTCTAAAAACCATATAGTCTGGGGGGGTAACTATTTCGAGTTACATTCATATAGGACTTTTATAGTATGGGATAAAATGACCTACGTTCCAACAATGAGCCAAGTAGAATTAGCAGCAACTTCATTTGATAGTCCAGCAAGACTTGTTAAAATCAACAGTAATCAAACCGATAGAATACACCCAACGCAAAAGCCAGTCAAGTTGTACGAGTGGATTCTGCACAACTACACTCAAGAAGGAGATAAGATACTTGACACTCATTTAGGAAGCGGATCAATCGCGATAGCTTGCCACTATATGAAGCGTAATTTAGTTGGATATGAGATAGATAAGCAATACTACGATAACGCAGTAAAACGATTCAATCAGGAAACGAGGCAAATTACCATATTTCAATGAATGACCAAATAATCCAAAGCATCAAAGACCAATTCCAGGAGCGCAGCGATAGAGGCCAAAAGAAGTACGGAACTACAATGGACCGAAACGACTTAACCGTGAAAGAATGGGTGCAACACGCTCAAGAAGAGGCGATGGACTTTGTTGTGTATCTTGAGAAATTAAAGCAGTTGTTGTGAAAGTAACCGGCCGCAAATTAACCATCGCAGACGACAAGTGCATTTACCGATGGAAGGACTTCACCCTAACCTTAACCATAGGCAATGGTGGAGACGTTTACATCAGGATAAGAAATGCAGAGCACGACTTCGATAAGGAGGCCGAACTACAAGCACTAAAGGATATTAGAGATAGTTATGAAGATTGACAAGGTAAGCATCAGCACAGTAAAGGCCAACCGGAACAACCCGCGAGTAATCAAGGATGACAAGTTCAGAAAGTTGGTACAGAGCATAAAGGACTTTCCAGAGATGCTGGAGATTCGGCCAATAGTAGTGAATCAGGATATGATCGTACTGGGAGGTAATATGCGACTAAAGGCTTGCAAAGAGGCTGGGCTGAAAGAAGTACCAATTATTCACGCGGACAACTTAACCGAAGAGCAGCAACGCGAGTTCATCATAAAGGACAACGTTTCAGGTGGCGAGTGGGATTGGGAGTTATTAGCGAGTGAATGGGATACGGAGTTACTGGATGAATGGGGGTTGGATTTACCCGAAACCGAAACGATTGAAGTGCTGGAGGCTGAAGAAGATAACTACGAGATTCCCGACGAGATAACCACCGACATCGTATTAGGCGATATATTCGAGATAGGAGAGCACCGATTACTTTGTGGAGATAGCACCGATAGCGATCAAGTTGCGAAGCTTATGAATGGGGAGAAGGCGGATATGGTTTTTACCGATCCACCTTACGGAATGAATTTGAACTCGAATTATCAAGACATTCATAAAGCAGCAGTAACTGGAAAGAATTTTGAAAAAATTATTAATGATGACAAAGAATTTAATCCAAGTTGTATTTTTGTTTTAGATGCAAAAGAGTATTTTTTGTGGGGTGCTGATTATTACAAACAATTTTTGCCAATAGGAGGTAGTTGGCACATTTGGGATAAAACGGTTGGAAGATTTAATGGTAGAATCGGCAATGAGTTTGAAATGTGCTGGTCGAAAAATTCACATAAAAGAGAAATTATTTCTATTGAGTGGGTAGGATATAAAGGTATGAATTCACAAGACACTAACAAAAGAATTCACCCAACGCAAAAACCTATTGAGTTGTGTTTACATTTTATTAAAGATTATTCCAAAGATAATGTAATAGACCTTTTTCTCGGTTCAGGCTCAACAATGGTAGCAGCGCACCAACTCAAGCGCAAATGCTACGGCATGGAACTTGATCCAAAGTATTGTGAAGTAATAGTACAAAGGATGCACAAATTAGATCCATCTTTGCAAATTAAGCGAAACGGACAACCTTACCAACCTAAGCAATAATGGCCTACAATAAAGAAGAACTCGAACGCAAATCAGTTGAAGCTATTCAGAAGCATCGTCTATTCTTTGTAACCGACGTTGCACCAATGATTGGAATCAGCACCAGCACTTTCTACCTGCATGAGTTAGAAAAATCGGAAGCTATAAAAGAAGCACTCACCAAGAACCGAATCGAGGTAAAGAGTTCACTCCGATCGAAGTGGTACCAGAGCGAGAACCCAACGCTACAACTTGCATTGATGAAGCTAATATCCACAGACGAGGAACTGAAGAAGTTAGCGATGCAATACACCGAAAGCAAGAACACCCACGATATGAAACTGCACACCTTGAGCGACGACCAGGTGCAGGAGATTCTCGAAAAGCGATATGCTGAAGAATCCTAAATACTACAACTACTACAATTTCTACCGTGAGGCTTTTAAGATATTAGAGCCACAAACTCCCTACTTGGATAATTGGCACATCAAGTACCTTTGCGAGGTAATGGAAACCGAAACGCTAAGGATATGGAAGGGAATACCAGCGCATAGCGATATCATTATCAACGTACCATTCAGGTCCAGCAAGAGCCTACTTACCACGATCATCTACCCGGTTTGGAGTTGGGTTATCAACCCTTATATGAGTTTCATCACGGCCAGCTTCAGCAATCAACTAAGCACCGAACACGCGAGAAAGTCCAGGCAGTTGATACAGAGCGATTGGTTCATTGAGAACTTCGGCCACTTATTCCAAATCGTAACGGACCAAAACGTAAAGAGCAACTACGAAAACGACAAAGGAGGTAAGCGATTCGCGACAAGTGTAACGGGTACGGTAACGGGTATGGGTGCAGACGTGATTATAATGGATGATCCACTTAACCCAAAGATGGCATTCAGTCAGATAGAGCGTAACAACGTAAACCGTGCCTATTCGGAAACCTTCTACTCCAGGACCAAGAACCCGCACACGGCGGTACGTATTATCGTAATGCAGAGGCTACACGAAGACGACCTATCAGGATATCTGCTAAGCAAGGGAGGTTATCGGCACATCTGCATTCCAGGAGAGGCCACAGAAAGTCTCAAGCCGACGAAATTATCACAATATTATAAAAATGGCTTATTTTGGCCAGAGCGATTCAACGATAAGATTCTGCACGAATACCGAGTGAGTTTAGGAAGCGCAGGTTATGCCGGGCAGATTCTTCAGCAACCCGCACCACCGGAGGGTAATATCTTCAAAGCAAAATGGTTTGACATCGTAAACGAAGTACCGGAGGGGTTGGTATGGAACTACCGATTGGACACGGCCTACACGAGTAACAAGGCCAACGATCCATCAGCGTTGTTAGCATATGCCACAGATGGCAACTTCTTTTATTTTAGGGAAGTAGAACAAGTATGGCTTGAGTTTCCGCAACTTTGCGAATACATCAAGACCTTCGTAATGCA